AGTCTTCCCCTTCAACAATTAAGCCTTCAAAGAGGATAGCTTGTTTTTCATTAGAACACCATTTAGCAGATAAGTATGAAATATCCATATTAAATTCCTAATTCAGTTAAGTTATATTGAAGAACCAAATCATTATACTTATTTAAAAGGCTACTGTGTTTTAAATAATCAATAATTTTTAAAAATATAGGGTCTAGGTCTTTTTTAATTGTATCTACATAATTATGATACAAAGTAAAAAACATAGTCTCAGGTATGTTTGCTACAAAGTAACCCAAAACCACTTTATTAACAGTATTACATTTATCATTTCTTATATTTTGATATGGTTTAGTAGGACCACAATAATGGTATATGATAGGAGTAGCTTTACTGGTTACAGCTCTATGATGAGCAGTAAAGTTATTTATATCTAATAGATATGTAATCTGTTTATAAAAGGTATAGTTAATAAAGTCTTGTTCATTATAGAAACCTACATCACCCTTATGAGGAGTACATTTCCATTTATAATATAAGTCTTTAAAACTATAGTTACCTTTCTTATAAATGATAAAGCCACCATTAATATACTTAAAGCAATTAATTAATGTAGCTCCGTGTATTGCTAGTATATCTCTTCCACCAAAGATATTACCTGACGAGATACTAGCCGTTAGTAATGTACTCTTAAGATTACCTTGACATAGTATATCGCAGTCACACATTACAGTAAGGTCATACATAGGAGTAAGTTCATCTAATATACTCATCTTACTATCTACATAATCTCTATTAAAGTGTAACTTTGTTTTGGCTTTAGTATGATAAGAATATTGAATTACTTCTATATTAGGAGAAATTTTACTATATCTTTTCTGTAATTCTTCTACTGCTTTCTTGGTTCCATTAACATAGTAAACTTTAAATAATTTAATATCATTAAAAGCAAACATACTATGCAGGAATACATAAGTAGGTTCTGTGTACTCTATTGAAGTAACACAAGCAAAACAAATATTCTTATTAATTAAACTTCTATCAGAAGGTTTAGCTAACACCCCTAACTTATTATAAATAAGCTGTACTCCATAAACCTTAGCTGTAACCAGCTCTATACCTGAAAAGCTTAACTTATAATTAGAAAATATTTTAGGATAGATAAGTTTTAATATTTGTTCACATCTATCTAAATAAGACTGACTACTTTTAGCTGTAGAACCAAAGGTATAGACATAAGCTAAGTTAGATAAATAAGTAGCATTATTCTTATTAATTTCTACAGTATTTAACAAATTATCTATAGATGTAGGAAACCAAATAAAATATTTAGTTTGAGGATTCTTTAAATATACAGAGCCTTTAAAAATTAAAGGAGAATCTTCTGTTATATTTAATTCTTTATCTTTATAGGAGTCTAAATAAGTATCTAGACTCTTTAAAGGAAAGAATTGTGTAGTTAAATTAATTGTAATATCAGTATCTTTTTCTTTAATAAAAGAATACTGATGTCCTTTATTTAGATAAAAGAAAGCAGCTTTAAAGGCTTTTAAAGTATCTTCTGAGGCTGCTTCTGTAATATTAATAAATACTTTCATTAGTTTAACTTCAAAGTTACTCTTACCATCTGTTGGCTTTCATTATTAATAGGAACATTAAAGCTACATGAAGCAGTACCTGTTTTAATAGTAACCCATGTACCATTAATATTAATTTGTAATGAATAAGAACCAGATGCTGATGTATTTAAAGTATAACCTACTTGACCCGGATAATTAGACCAACGAGAATCTGTCCAATTACCCCAGCCACTATTAGTACTATACCAACCAGCCCACGTGTAAAGTACATTATGACCATTACAAGTAAAGTTACTCATTACAATACGCATATCACCATTAGCAATAGCAAAGTTATTGATATGAATATTACTATTAGTATCCCAGTAGTATCTATATTGAGTTTTACTACCCCATGATATACATACACCATATATATTATAGTTAGTACATACATCTACTTGTTTAGTACCTTCATGTAAAGTATGTGTAGCTTTATAGTATACATCACAGGTAGCTTTACCTATTTGAGCATGATACCAAGTAGGTCTATACCAAGTGCCATTACCTCTTACTATCATAGGTGCTCTTTTTAATACATGAACTCCACCATAAAGTATAGGGTCTCCTATATTACCTCCTTGGTATAAAGGTATATAACCTTGACCAGCTACCACAATACTAGGTGTAGTAATCTTATTACCTTGCATAAACAGTG